CAACTGAGGAACCCGGGATGCTCTGACGAGCAGGGGTCTTATCTGCAACTTGGCGGATAAGAGGCTGAGCACGGAGTGCGAACTCGATAAGACGATCATACGCCTTTTGTACGAGACCTGCACTACCAACTGTACCGCCTAGAGAAGCGGAACCGGTGGTTGTGTATGCGTTAGCCATTATTGCACCTCCTTATGAGGATGTTAGTTCGGTTGATTAAAAGTTTCCGGACTGGATCATTGCAATAATTTCTTCAGCCGAAGCTGCATCATTAATGCGTTGGGTCGCGTCCATTTGTTTATCGGGTGTCATACCGTTCTGTGTGACTATGTCCTGTTGGCGTAATGCCGCTAGGTCTAGTTCACGCTGAGGGTCTGCTTCCTGAGCCTGCTTGGTAAACCCGAAGAGATCTCCGTTATCATCGAGCCAATGCGAGACTGACTCCTCGGTAACATCATCGAGATCTTTTAAGATCAATCGTGCTGCCTTAGGATTTACACCCTTTTGATCAAGGACTTCTTTAACGACTCGCTCACGCTGCACCTTGGATAATCCCTCAAGTTGCTCAGTGAGTTCTTTGATTCTCTTTTCATCAGCACGCTTAGCTTTGCGTAACTTCTTTACGAGGTCATCGCCTGTAGCTGGAGCCTGCTGTTCTTCGAAATCATCGAAGTCGTCGTCATCCCAATCGTTTGTTGCCATAGCAACCGTTCTCCCATTCTGTTAGTTGTATCGCAAGCCTCAACTAAACCCGGGGAAGGTTAAGTCGGATCTCACTACCAGTCTTATACGCCGCGTGGTGCTGGTGGACCCACGTCGGGAATCTATTTAGTAGGAGCCTTGGATATTCTTGCCAAGTGAACCGCTATAGCCTGATGCATTGGCACCAAGAACACCTGATCTACCTTGGAACTGTGCGGTTTCTAATTCTTTAAGCTTCTGTTGTTCAAGGGCTGCAGCACCTGAGTTCTTAAGGTACTGAGCTTCTGCTTCTGTCTGGTCATAATTGATACCAGTCTGAGCGCCATAAATCTGGCTAAGCTTTTGAGTAGTAGGTAATGCTTCAGCAATCTTGCCGTAGCCTGTCTGTGCTTGACCGTATGTAACACCATACTTAGCAAGGGCTTCAGCAGATGCTTTGCTTGTAGGCAAGCCTTGCTGTGTAGCAGCAGCACCAATGTCAGCTGCTTGTACTTGCATCTGCAATTTAGGAAGAGTCTCACCCGGAGCCAAGAAGTAACTGACCAAATCTTGATTAGATACTGATGGGTAGAACTGTTTAAGAGTAGCAACTACCGTTGGGTCAGCGTTCTGTACTTGGTTAACTGCTAGGTCAAGACGGCTGGTAAGTTCTGTTGAAGAGACATCGTTGCCGATCAAGGTAGCAAATTGATTTTTATTGGCTAGATTTTTTACGCCATAGGCACCGAATAGGTTGGTGTATGAGTTCTCAAGGGCAAGGTATTCTGCTTCTGAAAGCATGTTAAGTCCTGCTGCTTTACGGGCAAAGTTACCAGCAAAACGAGCTTGATATTCAGGGGTTTGCTTAAGAAGCAAAGCTGCTTGATAAGGTCCCATGTTCTGCTGCATATAGCCTTTAATAAGCGGAGCTAAGCTTTCCAGACCGTATGAATTAAATGTTTGTTCAAGAAGAGCAAAGGCATCTTGAGTAGCTGAAGTAGCAGATGTAGAAGCAGATGCACCTGCTGTATAAACAGGAGCATTTGGTGTGCCATCCCAGTTGTAAGTAACTGTATTTGTTCCAATTACATTGCCACTAGCATCATATACATTAGTAGTAGTATTCTTAGGTTTTGCTACATAAGTTGGATTTGACAATGGTGCAGCACCAACAGCAACGGGACCAGCTAAGCCAGCTCCATATGCTGGTACTGTTGAGCCAAGAATGGTTTGTTTACCTGTTGCATTTGCTGGATCAAGCATAGTAAATGTTCCAGCAGGAACTGGTGTGGTACCAACTTCCCAAGGTAATTGGGTTGGGGCTAAAGCGCTTGCTGGTAAACCTAGCGCTGCAGCAGATGCTGCTATTGATTGCTCTACTTGACGGTCTGTTCTTGCTGCCATTATGCCATCAATCCAAACTGCTTGAGGATAGTAGTTGCATAATTTGCAGCTTCTTCTCTAGCGTTCTGTGTCTTAGCCCATTCAGGCTTACCCTTTAGGTAACGGACATATTCATCTTGGGTCATGGTTCCATTGTTGGCACCACCAGTGAGAGCCTTCTGTGCATCAGCACCCATAGGGTCAAGTGGTACTTCTGTTTCCATGTACTTCTTATGTAGCGCTGTGTAATTGTCAACCACATCTTTAACTGTTAGACCTTGGTCAATTGCGCTAGCAAGGCTCTTGTATTGAATCTTAGCCAAAGCCTTAAACTTATCTTGTTGTGCTAGAAGGCTAGAGCCGGGTTGGATAGCACCGATAGCATCATTCAAAGCACGAGTACTGTCGTAACTTACCCCATACTCTGCAGCACTTTTCTTTAACTCTGATATGTAACGGCCAATGTCTCCGCCTAGTTTGGAGATAGCATCAGGGTTTTTGCCTGCAGCACGGAGCTCATCAGAGACCATGCCAATCTGTATAGCTTGTGCATCAGCAGATGTTACGCCACCCAAAGAAGTACTTGCTTTTTCTGCACCCATAAGATCGCTAGTTGTAGTTACTCGGGCTGCATTCCTACGGGCAAAGTCATTGTATGCTCTGTAGTATTGTGCTACTTCTTGGGATGTAGCGTTACGTCCAAGATACTTTTGAAAGGTTGAGTTAATCTCAGTCTGAGCATTAGCTATAGTTTCTAGTTGAGCACGTACTGATGTTGTGGTACGACTAAATGCTTTTGCTCCACCCATGGGAACGAAAGAATCGGTAACACCCTTTAGCGCAAAGGTATAGTTGGTGTTAGTTGTATTCAGGATGTCCTGAACAATAGCTGATCCAAGGGTTTTATCAAATACTTTATTAGCTAAAGATTGCTTACCAACACCAGTTCTAACAAGACCTTGTTCATATAAATTCTTTTTTAGATTATAAACAACATCAGGATTACTTAGATCGTATTTCTTAAGATAATCATTATAAGCAGTACTTAGATCACTAACCTTAAACTGTGTTGGGTCTTGTGGGTTACCAGTAATAGCAACATAATCCAAGGTACCAGCAGCATTAACCATACCAAGAAATGGTAGTTTTGTCTTAGGGTCTATGCTTGTTTTAACTAAAGCTGGTTGTCCGCCTGCACCAACAAAGAACTGAGCAAAATTATTAGAGTACTGTTGATTTGCTAATGCAGTAACATTAGGTGCTGGCAAGGTGCCAGTAGTAGTAGGCAGGGTACCATTAGATGCAGAAGCACCGCCTGTAGCAATAGCAGTAGGGTCAGTGTTTGGAGCCTTATTAATAATACCATTGATGATGTCGTCAGCACTTTGAGTAAAGGTACCTTGCTGGGCTGCCAGCTTTGCTTTTGCTTTAGCTGCTGCTTGTTTTTTCTTTTCAGCTGCAAGCACTTGTGGTGGAAGTGTTACTACTGCCAATTAACCCACCGCCTTCAATGTTGTACGAGCCTTGTTGTCAAGGATTGGAGTAAAGATTGCACGTAAAGCTTCTTGAATCTGTAGATCTTCAGGAGCATTACGTCCCTGTGATCCACCTATTTCACGGATTGCTTGGATAGCCCTGTTCTTAATTGTCTGCTTTTGAGCACCACCATCTGCTACGTCTTGGTCTATACCAATAGCGGCAATCTGATCTAAGGCTGCATTAACGATGCTTACTGCAGCACCCATTTTGTTTCTGACGGCTGGTGTCATAGGGAACTTAGGGTCACTAAGAATACCCTTGAGACCTACTAGCATGTTCTCTTGCTTACCAATACCAAAGCCCTGCTTATTCAAGTCTGCTTCAAGATATGGATTTCTAGCTTTCATACCCTGAATAGCTGCACTTACTTGATTAATATAAGACTGACGTTGCTCTGCATCTAGTGCAGGATTGGTCATAGCCTGACGTTCTAAGCCACGTAGATCAAAGTAAGTCTGCTTATCAATAGCATTAGTTACATCATCTAGGTAGTCACCTAGCTGTTTATTTTTAATTAAGCCAGCAGCTTGAAACCATGTGTACGTATTAGGGTCAAATGTGCCCACGTTTGGTGCAAAGATAAGAGCAGCATCACCATAGAATCTGACTAGACCACCATTTTGTTCCATCCATTGCTGAGTCTGCTTTGTCTTCTGTACCATAATGTTGGTAGAAGCATCGCGTGCTACCGTATAGATTAACTTGCCGGGGTACTTGCCAGTATAAGCCATAAGCGCAGCCTCATAAGGATCTTGAATCTGACCCTTTGCATTGCGCATAACACCTTGAAGAATGTCTGAAAACTCTGGACGTAACCCTTGAATACCCACGTTCTTAAGGTATGAAGGCAGTCCTTTACTCTCTATAAGGTTAGGAGCGATAGGAGACATTAGACCAAGGAAGCTACGCAAAAACAAAATGTTATGTAAGCTAACTTTAATCTTGTCTAGGTATTCCTTCTTGACTCTATCATACTGATCTGCTGGTGTTTTAGGACCCGGAGCTGTATTACCATAGGTAAAACCATTGGCAGCATTGTAAGCAACAGCTTGCATAGCAGCAGATAATGTCTGTTGATCCTGCTCATCCTTGGGTAACATGTTCCATATACGTTGAAGTGATGCTGGAACTAAAGCTTTTTGTAAAGTAAGGTTCTGATTAACAGGACCAAGCACTAACTTATCTATGCCTGATGATGCTTCCTTACCCCAGCTTCCGCCAAACATACCCAAAGCGTACTTAATGCTTAGCACTGGTAGGGCTATAAATGGACCAGATAAGCTAGGTTGACCAGCATCTTGTTGGAAAGATGGGTTACCCATAGATAACTTAAAGGCAAAGTCATTGTACAAAGGTTGCTTAACTGTAGGACCATTAGGGTTATTGCCAGTTATAGCATTGGTAAACATGTTTGCTGCATGGAACATAATGTTATCGCCGGGCATTACTAGGTAAGGATCACCGTTAGCATCTGGGTGTAAGAAACCATTGCTTTGGAAACCTACATTTGCTAGACGCAAACGGTACATTACCTGTGGTGTTACGTTCTTTAGACGAAATACACGACGGTAGAAGTCCTCGGTTGCACGGTAAAAACGACCAGTAGTACGTAGTGTCCATGCTAGATTAGACTTAACTCTAGGGTTATCTACATAAGTTAATACGGTCTGGGCAGCATGATCCATGGCTATTTCAGTAAAACGCTTTTCAGCATTGTGAACAGCAACTTCTCTAGGCACACCTTGTGATACTTGTTCTTCAACAAACTTGTTTTCTACTGGAGAATAACGCTCACGCATCTTTGCATAGGTTAACCATAGCGCAGGTTGACGGAACATGTGATTGTTCTGTGCATCCATCCACTCCATGGCTTGGTCTTGCCAACGATCCATTGCTTGGAATCGGCTCTCATTTGTAGCATCTTTAGCAAGGTTAACGTCGGCATTTATCATGCCTTTAGGACGGTATCCTTGGGTAAGATCTTGAAACTTTGCAAAGTCGACACTATCAAGTGCAGCACTCATAGCCTTGTCTGGCATGTAATTAGACTCAGATTGAATATCAGAAGCAAGTTCTTTAATCCAACCAGTAAGGCGTGGGTTATATACTGCCCCACCATGGAAAGTGTCTCTTAGGTCAAGTAGTGAAAACTCAATACGCTTAACAGCGCTCTCTACTGAGCTAAGACCTTCACCTAAATCTTTAATACTATGATGTGAGAATTCAAGATAACGCTTCAAAGCTGTAGCATCACTGATAGTCATATCTTCTGGGTTGACACCAATCTTGCGAAGCAATTCATTAGTAGCAGACTCAAAATCTTTACCAGTTCTAAGTGCGTTATGACGCATAAATGTTACTGCTGGGTTAAAAAAGTCTTGTGGTCGTCCTGTAAAGTTAGCTTTGTTCTTAGTAAACTTCATAAAGAAGTTTTGGAAGTGAGCAAGAGTAGGTAGCACTTCACTAATGCGGGTTAACTCTTCAATTGAGTATTCTCTGTTCTTACCTGCTGCAGTAATACCGTTATCTTTGTAAGCTTGGCTAAGATTAGATCCAGAAATAATCTGACTTGCTAGATCTCCACCAGCAAGGTTTCCATCTAGCCCAGATTTACCAATAATAGAATTAGAAATAGCCTTTGTAATGTCTGGATGGTGCACCATAGCCTGATACATGTAATCATGTAGGTGTGGTGGTATTACATTTTCAAATATCTTTACAGTTTGAGCAGCAAGATCTTCGCGTGTAGCAATACGATGTGCTTCTGTACCATTAATCATCGTCTTATCAAGACGACCTTGTGTAAGTTTTTCAGTTCCATCATAGGTAGAGTGATCAGCAATAAACTTAGCTGGGTTTTTACCTATACGATTCAAAAGAGCGCGTTTAACTGGTGGGATTAACTCATCTGAACCAGTAAATGTAGCAATCATCTTAGAAAGTTTACGACCCTGAGCATAACGGACTAAATCTCTACCGGGTTGTCCCATTAAAGCAAAGAAAGCTTCATCAATGGTAGAGCGAATACCCAAACGTGGGAACAATGTGGCTGATGACCAACTGTTAACCATTTGTCTTGTGAAATTACTGCGGGTTGCACCGCCTGCTGCGTTAATAAATTCACGTACATGACGGTCTTTGTTAAAATTAAAAGCATAATCAGCAAGAGAAGCTTCACCTGCTTTACCATGCCATGGCAAATTACCAATATATTTAGAACCTTGGTAAGGATGGATAGGTCCTTCAAGGGAGGCTTTGTACAAACCGCCCATTTGATCGCCTTCGTCTTTAATCAAAGTACCACGAGAGCGTAGTGATCCCTCTAGTTCGGGAGCAATTTCAATTTCTTTTCTTGTTGAGTAATTAACTGCATTACCAAACTTGTCTCTAAGAATATTTTCCATTAATTCTTTACCACCAGAGGTGGCATGAAGTCCCATATTGTGCATAATCTGCATGTAAAGACCGCGCAAAAGGATAACTCTATCACTTTCGCTTGAGTCTTTGAATGCTTGAGCAAAAAATTCAGAGTGAGATTTAGGATAAATGGTACGTGCTAGGTCACGGACTGTACCTAGAGTACGATCAACGCCACCGTCTGTAATATCAACAGCACCACTACCGGGATGTCTAGCAGCAAAACGACCTAGTCTACGCTTAACACCTGACAATTCATTTGTTGCTTTATCTAATACTTCGCTAGTAAGGTTACCACTAGCATCATTTTCAAGACCAACTTTTTCTAGGTCTTTAATAAAATCAGGACCAACTTTATCTAATGCTGATTTTTCCAAACTTCCATTAAAAAAGTCACCCAGTACTTTGTTCATACCTGATGTAATCATGCGGGTACGACGGGCAATAGGCACACCGTTACGGAAGTAATCTGTTCCATCTACGTTACCAGCCAAAAGTTTAGTCATTGGCTCAGAGTGCTTAAACAAATTTTCTGCAGACTTAGCATCAAAGACTTCATTGCGTGAAAGAAGTTGAATCATGCCATCGCTATTAAGGTCTGGTATTTGACGACCTATTTCACGACGAGCAATAGCAGCAGCATTGTAGTCTTTAGCCTTTATTGCTTCTGTGTAGTCTTTAATAAGTGGACCAGCAACGTCATTCCACGTACGTTGGATTTCAGGACGCTGAAAGATTCTGGCTACGGTAGCTTCAGAAGGATCCTTAGAAAGGATGTTGGCTAGGTATGCACTACGTTGACCAAATGCTGTTGAAATAGCAGAGCCAGCTTTGGCTCCTAGCTTCTCACCAAGAATGCCAGCAAAGCGTGCTTCCTTTTCAGCAATAGCAGCAGTGCCGCCACTAACCCATGTCAGTGGGTCAATAACAATCTGGGTAATTGCGTCTAACAAGCCAGATGTTTTATTCCATTGACTGCTTGAATAAAGCTTATTATCCCCCGGTTGGGTGTGAAACATAACACGGGCAATATCTCTACCAACAGAAACTTGTGCTGCCTTAAATGAGTTAAGCATCATAGAGAAGTTCTGCGGATCATTAATCATCTTAGTAACAGATGAAATGATGTCGCTATTAACCTTGCCATAGGCGTCAATAATTGCGCCCGGCTTAAGACCCTGAAGGGTTTTCATTGCAACAAAAGTATCGGTATCCCCGTATTGTTGATGCAGTCTTTGCAATGAACCCTGATCGTAGATCATCGTACCGTCGTATGCCTTGCGGTAGACGTTCCAATCAAATGGATTAGAGCCTTGGGTGATCTCACGAATTGCAAGGTAAGGAGTGTTGATTAATTGGTTATAATTCTTGGCTACTTCAAATCCTTTTTTGAAAGGACCTAGCGCTGTACTACCAATATTCTTGGCAGCACGAATAAAAATGTTTTCATTGGCAGCAGGAATATAAGAAGCTGTGCCATACATAGCCTTGACTTGCTCTTGAGTAGCAGGGTCAAGGGTCTTCCATTTATCTTGGGCTAACTTTGTATCCATAGAAAGCAGTTGCTTATTAAGAGCAACAGTTCCAGCAATCTGATTAACCTGATTCATTTGAGAAGCATTTAGGTTAGATTGAGATGCAGCAGCATAAAGTGAAGGAGATAAGTTAGCAACATGATCGCTTGGCATTAAACGGTTGCCAAACGAAGGGTTGATAAGCGAATTACCTATGGAAGGATTTATGTTTGGTGATGACATTAAAATCCTTTGTCAGCTAAAGCCTGATAGAGCATTTCCATTTCACCAGTTGGGTCGTTCTGCGCAAGAAGCTTAATTGTGTGTGATGGTGAAATAGCCATATTAGGGACTCTAATAGCCTCTGTGCCCGGTCCGGGACCAAAGTCAACACCAGCAGTAATAGGCTCGTTAGGACGCATTGTAGGCTCGGATAGAGGCACTGCAGGGGCAGCCATCTGTGGGGTTGGATTACCAGCTAGATCAGCAGCTTGCTGATTAGCCATGTTCTCTCCACCTTTACCATAGCCAAGATCTGGCATGTACTTAGGAGCCTGCGTAGCTGGTTGCATGCCATCAATGGCACCACCATCTGTGCGTTGAGAAAGAGAACCCGGTCCTGATACAGGAGCTGGGTTAGCTGGCTGGCGGTATCCGCCTTGTTGTCCTGCCATTAGTCTTCGTCCTCATCTAATAAATCCTGAATGTCTTTTTCAGTGGGAGCTTTATAGCTCACCCAATCAGGGAAAGATTCTTTTGTGGCTACGAGCCACAGTGCGTCGTCATTATTAAAGCCTGCTTTACGCAAAGCTTTTTTGTATTCATGTAACCAAATACAGTACATCTCAAGCGGGCTATAGGATTCATCGGCAACCGTTCTTGGCTTTACTGTTCTTTTTCTTGGGGCTGCCATGATTACTCCTATCCGACTGTTCGACGCGAAATGGTTCTTACACTACCGCTTGCTTTTCCTGATCCATTAAGACTTGCTAAAATACTTTGTAGCTCTGGCTTTTGGGTTACTTCACCCGGTCCGCGAAAAGGGGGACCCTCTGGTGCACCCTGTCCTATCTCACCCATAGGTGAAGGAGCGCCTCCTACTGGAGCTCCGGGAGCAGAGGGGACGGGTTGCTCAACCGATTGTTGAGCCCCAGCAGGAGGATTCTCAGGTGTGAAAACGTCTTGAATAATATCTTCAAGTACTTTTCCACGTTGACGCTCTTTAATAACTTGAGCGACTCTTCGGATAATCTCTGATGGATCTTGTCCCTGTGCTGCCATTTGTGGAATGGCTTGTGTGTAAGCCTGAAGAGCACCCATCAAAGATGAGCGTAGGTCTTCGGTTTCAATCTTTTCTTGTTCTAACGTTACGTTGACATTAAAAGGCATTTCTCTCATTGCCATGTCCTTGGAGATTAGTTTTCCGCCAAGGGCTTGAAGCATGAAGATTAAGCCTTGCGCCGGGTTGAGACCAGCCAACATGCCGTAGCGCACGTCCGCCGAGTAATCACCCTTAATATCCTTCGATGGCGTATAGGTGATGGCATAAGGAGAACCTGCATCGGTACCACGAATAGTTTTCTCGACATTGTATATCTTCTCATCTACTTCGAAGCAAAGCGAAATAACGTCCCGTAACGCTGTTGTAAAGATCGCTTGTGCAGATTTGATCTGGCTGTCGAAGGCGCCCATTAGGGCTTCAACTCCGGCACCAGTTACAATAGAAGCCTTCATGTTTCCTGTACGTGATTCTGGGTAACGAGCACCTACACGTAATTCATCATTAAGGATTTGTTGTTCATTGAATGCACCCTGTGGGATTTCCAAAGCCACGCGGCGTACGCCTTGTGGGTTGGCTGTGCGAATAACCGCATCTCCACCAAGCTGCAATTCTTGTACATCGTTAGGTAGAACGATTGGTGCTTGAACGGACTTCTCTGCGGCTTCCATAGCCATCAGAGCAAATCGGTTGCGCAGCAACTGAATGCCTAGCACATCATCGAACTGCCCACGTAGCTCACCATCTGGGCTTGGACGC